CGGCAGCCGGTGAGCAGGGCGAACTCGATGATCGGTCGCAGGTGGTCAGCCGAGGCATTGAGCAGCCGGCGGGCTTCTTCGTTGCTCAGGTATCGAACCCGTATATCCGCCTCCCGGAGCTTGAGCGCCTTCCAATCGACCTTGCCGACCTCGATCTCCAGGTGCCGGGCGGCGCGGTTCATTACCGCCCGCAAGGCGCTAACCTCGCGGTTGATGCTGGCGGTGGACATAGGGCGCCGCACCCTGGCCTCGGGATCCTCGCCGGGGAAAGAGCCTCTGCGCATCTCGCCTCGGCGCTTGGCGATGTAGCGGGCGACTATGGGCGTGCTGATGTCCCTTAGCGATCTGTCTTTACCAATGATGCGGCTCAGTGTTGTGCCCATGTAAAGCAGCGTGGGGCCATAGGGGAGGTGGGCAGCATGCGATTTGTAGTACCAGCCGAAGGCTTCATCGAGAGTCAGGCTGGCCCTCTGGCCCAGGATCGCGCCCATAAGCGCATCATGGCGTAGCTTCGCCTCTACGACTTGCGCGTCTTCCCGGCAAGCTGTTTGCGTACTGCCTCTAAACCGACGACCTTTAAGGGTGAAGTCGTACCACCAGTGGTCACTGTCGTCGCGCTGATAGAGGGCCATGGCACCTTGCTCCGCTCGATGAACTCGCGTAGGTCGGCCGGGTCGAAGCGTCGGCTGCGGCCTATCAGGACATACCGAAGCTGCCCCATGCGAATGTGCTTGTTCAGGGTCTTCTCTGACTTGATCCCGAGCATTTGAAGGGCTTCGGCAGTGGTGTACAGCAGACGCGGCAGCGGGGCGCTTGAAATGCCCTCAATGATTTGCCGCTGTTCATTCACTTGCCGAAACCCTTCGATGCTCAATCAAGAACGCTTGGTACGGCGGGCCGGCGATGACTGCTTCGCCGAGGCCTGGATTAGTTCGACGGTCCTGCTTATCACAGCGACGATCCGTTCTTCCTGATGCTCGCCCTGCCAACAAATGCGCATCGCCCGGAGCTGGTGGCTGAGCCCCTCAATTGTGGCGGCGGGAGTTTCACACACTCTATCGAGTGCGGCGCAAGCATCTGACATGGCGTCGCAGGCGATTCGATCGACGCGCGACCATGCTTCCTTGTCCGCTTTGGGGTCATGGGGGTTGGGGCTCAAGCGTTCGGCAATTGCGCTAAGGCGCTCATATTCCGCCCACAGTTTTGCATGCTGATCAGACGGCTTAGCCTTCGCTATCTTGCGCAGGAAGGATTGCTGTTCATTAGCTCGGCGCTGATCAGCGTCGGCCTGTTCCTGTTGGCGAGCGGCTTGTTCGGTGGCTCGAACGCTTTCAAGCGTAATGCCACGGCTGCGCAGTGCTTCGGCCATAGCCTCGGCGGCGCCTTGAACGTAGGCGCGATATTCTTCCTCGGTTGTGATCTTGAGGGACTTGGCGATATCGGAATAAAGAGTCATGACGGAGCTCCCATGCTAACGGCCATGTGGCCTGAGCCAGCGGTTACGCCGCTGGCGCCGGGAGCTGATAACCTGTGCTTGGACAGGCGGGCTTCTTCCCCTTGCGGGTATTTTATCCGCCGCACTCCCGACTGAAGCTGGGACGCATGCGCGTCACGGAATTCGGGCGCGGTTATTGCCAAGCACATAGTGGAGTTATCAGCTCCACCTGTAATGGTTTCACGCCGCCCGATTCCCGTCAATACCGAAAAATTCCGCGAAAAACGCGGCCCGGAATCGCAAGTGCTATCTATATAGCAATGAGGAAGCCTGCGCACTACCGAAGGGCGCTTCAAGCCTCCAAAAATCCGCTGATATCGGCGCACTTGATCAGCCATTAGACCCACCCAGTCTTGTAAGGCGCCAACAGGGACGATACCGAGAATGGCAGGGCGGCTGGCATAGAGCCGATCACTACCGGCGTGCGGTTCTCATACCAATGGGCCGCCAGCAGCAAGAGGGCCTGCTTGATCGCCTTCGGGATGTTCTCCGCGTAGTCTTCCGGGCTGCCGCCGCCGGGCTCGTAGCCGCAAGTGAACCGCACCCTAATAGCTTCGACCTGGCACCGTGCTGCAGGCCAGGTTTTGCCATAAGCGGGGACAATGAGCGCGGGCTCTGCTTTGACGACCTGATAGTCCACAGTGGAAAGGGTCTGCAGTACGCCGCCGGTATCGAGGTAGGTGACGGAAACCACTTCTTGCAGCGGCGGCATCGGCAAACGGATTGCGCCGCATGGAAACGCAGTGAAGGCGAGTTCCCATGTTTGAGCCGCAAGGGCTCGGTTGAGCCACCCATCCCTGCCTTCAATATGCTGGCGTGCCGCCACAATCAGCGAAGAGAGTAGGGTGTCATCTTCGCTGATATCAACGCGAAGCTGCGCCTTTAGTTCAGCAACAGTAATCGGCTCGGCCGGCGGGGGCTCAATCAGGGTGAGGGTGGCAAGAGGATCAGCCAGCATTGTCCGTGCCCCCCTCGAAAGAATCGCCGCCAGCACGGCGGTTGTAGCCCTCTTGCTCTCGAATCTCATTGGGGGTGAGGATTTTCTTATCGACCGCAATGGCGTGGTTTTGCCAACGGGCGGCGTCATCCCCGCGCAACAAGCCAGACAGATCAATGGAAATTTCCAGCGACTGGCGCTCATCATCGCTCAGTAGCGAGCGCGACATTTCCGCCTCAAGCTTCTTGACGATTGGTGATAGCGTGAACTGTGCAAACCAGCGACCAGCGGTTTCGGAATTGGTGAAGCTGGAGTGATCCCAGATGCCAACCAATGGCGGCGGCACGTTGAATATGCGGGCAAGCTCTTCGGTCGAGAAGCGACGCGATGCCAGCAATTCGGCATCCTCGGGGCTGATGGTGAGCTGGTTCCACTTTGCCGCCGGGCCTTCCAGCAAGAGCACCTTGCCGGCCTTGTTGGCGCCTGCATAGAGTTGCGAGAGATTTGCCTTGATCTGCTCTTTCTGCGGATCGGATAGATTTTGCTCCATCGTCAAGATGCCGCTGGGATTCACGCCGTTCTCATAGAGCGAGCCCGCGAAGTCCTGCACGTAGAGGCCGGCCGCGATACCGGCGGCGCAGCGCTGAAGGCGACTTTTGCCGATCAGCCCGTCATCGGTACGGTCACGCAGATGCAACACCTCGCCTTCAAGCAGGCGCTTCGCCCGGCCTGCGCCCCCAGCCAGTGAATTGTACGTGGTGATGTCGTAGGCAAGCCTGCCGCTGGGCAGAAGCTGCACTGCGCACCATTCCCACGGTACCGGCTCCAGCTCCACCACATTGCCGCCGCCATCGGTCTTTATGCCGGATAGGCCGTTGCCTCGCAGCAGTAGTTGCGCGACAAGCCATTCGATATAGTCGGGCCAAGCAGTATGCGAATTCACACCATTGCGCACCAGGCGCATGAGAGGATGATTGGGCATTTCCTCTCGGCCATCGGGCACGCGGCGATAGACGTAAACGGGAAGAGCCGAGGAAGCGCCGGCAATGACGTTGACGCAAGCGAGCGCTGTGGCGAGGTTCTCGGCTGTAGTGGGGCTGATCAGTCGCCCAGGACCGCGCCCCAGGCCCATGGAAGGGATGTAGCCCAGCGCTGTCGATACGCCCTCAAGCGCAACGGCCCGTTGTTCGCTTTTGCCGCGCAGCATGGCAACGGCATCGGCCAGCCTTTGCAACACGCTCATCGCACGATCTCCAAGAAACGGCGCAGCATGATTAGGCCCTCGGGCGCCTGCGAACGCGCATGCACCTCTGTGCTCTCGTAGGCCGGCCAGGCGCTGACCACACTGATTTCCCGCAAATCAATGGATCGCAGTTCGCGCCTGGTGCCGGCCCACCGTTCCCCGCCCTTGCGGACAGTGAAGCCAAAAGACATTCCGCCCAAGTCGCCGCGCTCGGCCAGCGCAAGCACGTCGCGGCCGATGCTGGTGTCGGGCAAGTCGATAGCAAAGGCGAGGCCCCGCGCATCCTCGGACAATTTCAGCGTGCCGCTCTTGGTTCGCGCCAGAACGGCGCGCGGGTTGTGGTCGGCAAGGGCGAGGATATCGCTTCCAGCCCGCAGGCTTTCTGCGAAGGCACCAGGCGCGATGATCTCGGTGAAACCGCCGATCTTCGCCTCGACACCAAATGTCGCTGCATAGCCTTGAAGCTGGCGCCCTGCGGCGCGCAGCTCCCCGGCGTAGCGGCGCTCGAACGTGCCGACCACAGGCATCGCTTAACCAGTCACAAACGTGGTGTCGGCGGTGAAGCTCTCGGCGTGGCGCACCGCGATATCGGCGGTGAGCAAGCCGCGAACCATGACGTTGCCCTTTCGGTAGGCTGTCGTCTCGTAGGGATTCACGAGGATTTCGACAGCCGACCAATAGCCGATCAGCAGATCCTGCCAATTGCCGAAGATCAGGGCCGAATTGTCGTTGGTCGAAGGGCTGCCGGCGCTTTCCAGGTTCGACGGCACGTTGTTGGACACGGCCGCTGTGTAGCCTGCCAAGCTATTCGGGCCCTCCATGATGTAGCCGGCCGCAGCATCACCGCTTTCCTTCAGAGTCGAGCGGAGCTTGCGCACCACCTTGGGGTTAGTCGCCCAAGCCAGGCTACCCATATCGGCATTGGCAACGCCGATATCCTCCAGAGCCCCGAGAACGCCGGCCCAGGTGGAGCCGTCGAAACTGCCGATATTTGCCGTCTCCAGAACGCCATCAGGCTCGTTATTGCCGCCGCCCTTGATTGAGGCCTTATCCAGCGCCTGGGCGAGAACGTCCGCAAAGTCGGCACGGATCAATTGCTCGATATCTGGCGAGGTCTGTAGCAGCATGTTGCGGCTGAATTCCGTGAGGGCGCCGACATGCTTCGGCGTCATCGAGACGCTGCGGAATTCCTGATCAGCGCCAGTGAGCGCCGCATTCTCGGCAATCCATTCGGCGGTGCCGCTGGCCTTGAGGCCTGGAATATCGACATTGCCGACCAGGCCGGAAAGGATACGGGCACCCAAGCCGCGCGTGATCATGCGAGCGCGGAGAATGTCGATATACTGATTGCCGAGGTGATCGGTCGCCACGAGATTCGAGCCGGGGCCGCCGCCGGGCGCGGTCGTGGTGATCACGCGCTGCTCGAATACCTGCATTGGCACCATGATGCCGCCGCTCGATGGCACGAAACCACGGCGGTGCAGCTCCTGGCTGACCTCGCGTTCGCGGCCGGTGTCGATGTTCTGGGCGAGGTCAGGCACCATCATTGCGATTGCAGCGCGCAGCGAGAAACTGCGCAGCTCAGTATCGAAGCGGCCGTCGCCGCAGCCGCCGATCTGTTCGCCAGTGGCGCGGCGGTCCATATCGTCGATGAAAGCCTGCCGCTCAATCTGGGCGTCGATTTGCGCCAGCTCGGCCTTGACGGCATCGAAGCGGCTGCGCTGTTCGGTCGAGAGGTCGCCGCTTTCGCCCTCGGGCTTGGCGTCCATGCTGCGGAGCTCGGCAATAAGCCGGGCGCGCTTTTCCTTGAGGTCTTTGATCTTCACGGTCTTTGCCTTTCTATCTGGCCCGCCAGGTTTCGGCCTGGCGGGCGCTGAGCGATGCGGCGTCTCTCGACGCTGCGGGTTAGGCCCTCATTGAGAGGGGTAAGCGGGGCGTCTCACGACGCTCCAGAAAATTCCTGCCTTGCCCGGCGCCTGACGCGGCTGGGCTTGGGTCACGACGGGCAGGGCGCCGCGGCGCCTGAATACTGCGAGCTTGGGCGGATTACAGGATATGAACCGAACACCGTCGGCCCCCCTCCCCATCGATCTGCCCTTGGTGTGCTTGGCGCGCTCGCGGCGCCACATGAAGCCGGAGGGGATTTCAAAAGTCATTCCGGCTCTCCGTCGAGCGGCATGCCGTCGCGCAGTCGCTCCAGATCGAAAATCAGTTCGACGGCCAATGAGTCGGCCGGGACTGTGACGTAGGGCCGATGTAACCAGTTCGCATCGCGGGCGCCCTCGATATATCGCGGAGGATCACGGCGAGATGGATCGGAACCAGTAGTTGCGATAGCAAGGCGGTCGCCGTCGAAGCCGATCAGCACGGATTGCCAGTGCGGACCTCCTGTTTCTTGCTCGCGGAGCCTGCCTGTGAGCGGGTTTCGCTCTGACATTTGCCTTGCCCGGTCGGAAACGCATTTTCCGACGACCGGAGCAATCATTGCCGCGATGTTCGGCTCCATTCGGGCACAGCTCACAAGATAACTTGCCACCTTGAGGTGCAGCACGTCGTAGAAGCTGAAAGTCCAGCGCGGGCCTACCTTCTGTCCGATGTCGAGCATTTCGCGCGCGATCCAGTTCCGAATGGTCTTCTCTTCCATACGGGCGAGCCGTGCGGCATCGCTCATCGTGATGTTTGAGAGGTCAAAGTGGATTGGGGTGTCGCCATTGCTCATTTGAGTAATAGAGCATGAATTGCTCAAATGAGCAATTGGCTTTTAGAGACTAAAAACCGCAACCCTTAACCCTGCGGGAGGGGGTAAGGCCGGCTCTTTTGCGTGTTGTCCCAATGACATAGCCATAGCGACCAAGCCGTCTATGCGCTCGCGGGCGCGCTCCTTGCTGAGCTTGCGATTACCTGCCGGGTCGGTATCCACCACCGCGTTTGCCAGGTTCCAGGTGAGAATCGGGTTGCCATCATGGCCGATTCGGCGGTCGAGGATGGCCGTCTCCAGCGCCGCCAGAGCCGGCGAGAAATCCTTGAAGCCCTGGCCGAATTCCTGCAGGGGAAGGCGGATGCCCTCATCGGCCATGATGCGGCGCAGCTCTTCGATGCTCCAGCGGTCATATGCGACGGCCTGCAGGCGATAGAGCTGCGCCACCTCGGCAAGCCGGAAGGCAATGGCGCGTTTATTGATGCTGCGGCCTGGTGTCGCCTCGATCAGTCCCGCGCGCGCCCAAGTGCGATAGGGCACGCGGTCTTGATCCTCGCGCTTGTCGAGTTCGTCAGCAGGGCACCAGAAGAATGGCAGGATGGCGCCGCCATCGTCGGGAAAATACAGCACCAAGGCCGAGAGGTCGCGTGTGCTCGACAAGTCGAGCCCCGCCCAGCATCGCTTGCCCAGCAGAGCGCTCCGGTCGATCTCCCTCTTGCAAGCCAGCCAGTCGGCCGCATGAATGAATCGATCATCGGCCTCCACCGGTTGATTGAGATAGAGCAGGCGGAAAGCAGATTCGCGGGCAGGGATGCGCTGCGCCTGCATGGCGCTGGTGCGCATTTCATCGAGGCTGCGGAAATCACCAAGCGCTGGGTTGCAGGCATGCCACGTTGCCTCCGACCACGGGTCGGCATCCATCGGCGCGGCGTAGATCGTGGCGTGGAAAGTCGGATCAACCACGCTGCCTTCATTCACTTGCCTGCCATAGTTCACCAGCTCAGACATGACATGATGCGGATCCGCATTCTGTGTCGAGATTATCACGGTGAGCGGCTCGGCGCGGGCTGCGGTTGAGGTGGTAAGCACGTCGAATAGATCGCGGTTCGGCGCCTGGGCCAATTCGTCATACACGATGAAAGATGCCGAGAATCCGTGCTTGGTTTTGCTGTCGCTCGATAGCGCGTTGTATGTCGTGCCGGTGATGCTGTCCTGTAGCTCCTTGTGAAAGTCGCGCACGATCACCCGGGCGCCCATCCAGGGCACGGCCTCGATAATCGCTTTCATCTCGCGGAACATGATCGCGGCCTGATTTTTGTCGGCTGCCGCGCTGTACACCTGGCCGCGCTGCTCAGCCTCAGGGCCGCATAGGTGGCAGAGCGCCAGGCCCGCCGCGAGGCCGGTCTTGCCGTTCTTGCGCGGCATCGTCAGCAGCGCTGTGCGCACGACGCGGCGGCGATTGGACCCGCTGCGATAGATCGCATTGATGATCCGCCGCTGCCACAGGCGCATCTTCATCGGCCGGCCGGCCATATAGCCTGCCGTGACGGGCAGGGATTCGAGAAAAGCGATGACGCGACCGGCGCGGTTCAACGCCTTGCGCTGCCACGGGTGGCGCTCGGGCGCCGCCGGCGGCGATGCTTTGGATGCCTTCGCTACGGGCTTCGCGCCCGGTCCTCTCAATCCCACTTTGCCCTCTGTCTGGCCCTCTCGGGCACTGAGATGCGGCGCCGTCCGGCGCTGCTACACTTCACATTTGCAATCTTACTCTACTTTGCGCTCCCGTAGCGGTCCGCAGGCCCTCAGCCCTGAGAGATTTTCGGACGCCGGGTCACTTCCGCCACCAGTGACCCGGATCAAGAGGCATTCCTGTCTGCGGATCGACGCCGTGACGGTGCCCGCGCACCGCCCCCGCTTCAATGCCCCTTGCGGTCTTGCGGCTATGGCAGGGCTTGCAGGTGGACACGAGATTGCCCAGGTCGAATGGTGCGCCGCCGCTCTTGATCGGTTCGCGGTGATCCACCTCCGTCGCGGGTGTGACCTTACCGGGCGGGCAATATTCGCATAGGGGCGCCTTCATCAGCTTCGTCTTGCGCACCCTTTGCCAGCGCTGCGTACTGTAGGGCCAATCAGCCATGTGCCGCCGCCTGTGCTTGCCAGGCCCGAAGCCGCTCACTCAAGGCCGCGTCTTGCTGCCGAGCAATGGCAGTCAGTTCGGCTGTTGACTGGTCCATCAGGAATTCCCAGCCCATAGCCGCGTCACCGGTGAGCTTGACGATGCGGGCATGAAGCGCCGAGGTGTCCACCGGCCTGGGCTGCATCGGCGGGAGAGGACTCGGGAGGGTCGGGGTCGGCTGGCTTTCGGCTACCCCTTCAAGCCAATTCTCATTGGCCTGCGCTCCCCCTTTGGGGGGGCTCAGGGGGGTATAGTTCTCTTGGTTTAGTTCTATTGGTATAGTTAGGGCGACATCCGGTGTCGCACCGAAAGTGTCTCCAAACGTCGCACCGGGCGTCACCAAACGTCGCACCGAAGGCATGTTTTCGTGTTTCGGTGCGACATCCGGCGTCGCACCGCTTGTAATCGGTTTCTCAGGCTCGCTGAACGCTTCCGAGGGCTCTGCGCTACCCTGGGCACCATCGGCATCCGCATCCCGCGTCCTGGCCGCCCGGTAGGCCAGCCGATAGCCGTTTGATGATTGGCCACCGCGTCCATTGGTCCGGGTGCGCATGAAGCTGACCAAGTGGCCGGCTTGCTCCAGCGCGCGCAGGTGCCGCTGCGCCGTTCGGCGTGACAGGCCGAGGGTCGCGGCGAG